AGGACTATTAACACGACTTGGTTTTGATTTTACAGATAAGTTTGAAACACCAAAAGATGGTATAAATTATTTAGTAGATAGAGTTGTAGCTTTAGCTGATAATGGAGATATAAGTGAATATGAATTAAAGTTCTTCATGGAGAACGCTAGATTTAAACATAGTGATGGCAGAAAAGAATTAGTTACCTTTAAAGACTTAGGTAATAAGTCGGATCAATCAAGATGGGGAAATGCTCTAGAAAATGCAAAGAAGACATTAACTGTAAATGAGTCAGAAATAAGAACAAATATAACAAACACGCTAGAAGCTAAAGCAAGAGATTTACGAAAAGCTAATTTTGAAACTACTGGTTCCAGTGAGTTAACTGATAAGCAAAGAGAACAACTTATAAGCGAAGGTCATCAAGACGCTAGGGCACAAGGAATAGCAGTAAACATGTCTTATATTCCTAGAGGTATATCTGGTGACGAAACTGTAGCAGCTAGTGGACAAAGCTATGATTCTAAAGTAGGTAAAGCTGACCCAATATTAGCAAAGGTAAATTTAAAACAAAACTGGGTTCAAGCTAAACAACAAGCTGGACTAAATGTAACTACAATTAGTACTATAGAAGGTTTTGAAGCTGATAGAGCTTTTGGTGACTTAACTCAACAGGTAGAGGAGCTACTAAGTAAAGATAAAAATATGACCGTAGAAACTGCTATTACAAAAGTATTACCTCAAATAGAAAAAGACTTATTTACAGGTAGTAAATATAAGGACAAGTATGACTTTCTTCTACGAATTACAGGAGCAGATATAAAAGCAGATAGAGTAACAGTCAGTAAAGACTTAAACGCTGCTTTAAAAAATACAGGCTTTAACTCAATACACGAAAAGCAGGCACTACAAACCTACGCTAAAAATTTAGACGACGGTAAGTTTGGTCAAATTCCTGATTACTTTACAGATATAGTTAGAACTTTAGGTATAACTCCTAGAGAGTATGCTTTGTCTAGACTAGAAGCTACAGGAGGATTAGATAAGTATGGCAACATAGTAAAAAATCCTTTAGAAAAATACGAATTAACTAAAGAAGATAGAGACAATTTACTTAGTTTTCCAAACGCTACTAAAAATATAGCTGTTTTAAACGGAGATGGTAACGTAACTAAAGAAGCAGAAATGCTTAAAATTTTTCACGATGCAGCTGGCAACCCAGAAGATGGTTCATACCAAGCACCACCTAACCGTATTATCAGAGGCAGATCTAATGCAGATAAAATGACTGTAGGCGAGCTATACGCTATTGCTGAGAATGGTGGTGACAAATTTGGTCGGTACAATTTCTCCGCACAAGAGTTTATAGACATAGTAGACAGAGCTGGTGTAGATAAAAATGCTACATTTAACGAAGATACACAAAGTTTTATGGTTCTAGGTCTTTTAAGACTACAAGCTAATAAAAGTAACGATATTGTAGGTGCAATAACAGAAGGTAGAAATGATTGGAAAAGATTAACAAACTTGAACATACAAGAACAAGAAGCAGTATTACAATTCTTTCCTAATTTACGTGGCATGCCAAATAATCAGTTTCAAAATTTACAGGCTGATATAGCTAAGGCTATACTAGATAAAGTCAAAGTATATGGAGCTGCTGATATGATGTCAGGTAAACCGTTACCCAATATAAATAGATAAAAATTATGACGGATTCAAATTACTCGGCTAATACTGAACAAGAGTATCTGGATTACCTTGAAGAAGGTGCAGAGGAATTAGCAGACGAGTATCAAAAAGAAATTATCGCAGATGAAGCCGCCAAACAACAGCAAGTCCAACAAGCTAAAAAAGCTGAGGATGTACAGTATGACCCTCGTAACGCAGATACTTGGGGTGCTAAGGCACTTATCAAAGAAGGCCAGTCCATACTGTCTGGTGGTCTGCAAGACACAGCATCTTCTCTAGCTACGTTTCCAGAACGTACAATGGATGCGTTATCAGGAGAAATGCAAAGAGAAAGGGAAGAGACTGGTACATACAAACCAGAGTTTACACCTTTCGGAGGGTATGATAACCCAATAGAAACAAAAACATGGTGGGGTAAACAACTACGTGGTTTAGTACATTTTGGTAGTCTAGCTGTAGGTACAGTTGCAGCAGCTAAGGCTGCGGCCGCTACAGGTATAGTTACTTTACCAGCCGGTCTAATAGCACTAACAAAAGCTAACCTAGTTAGAGGTGCAGCTGTAGGAGCTGTTTCTGACCTTATATCAAAAGAGTCAGATGAAGCTAATGCTTTAGGTGCGTTACGTGATAGGTATGGATGGTTTGATACACCTTTATCTACTAAAGATACTGACCACCCTGTAGTAATGAAAATAAAAAACATTGTAGAAGGTATGGGGTTTGGCCTGTTTTTTGACGGGTTAGCTTACACTCTTAAAAAAGGTGCACAGCCTGCTATAGATCAGATTGTTAAACGTAACAAAAGTATAAAAGATCAGACTGTTGAAAACGGCCTAGCACAATTACGTAAAGGCGAGACAGAGTTTAGAGCAGATAAAAATGCACCTATATCTCAACCACACCAAGCTGCACATATATCAGAAGTAGAACCACAGAAAGCCAGAGAGCAGTTGTCAAAGACACGTACTCAATGGGGCTCAGAGGAGGGTTCTGCCGGTTCTGTAACAACACCAGTAGAACGCGAAAGAATAGCCTTAGAGGGCGGTACAGACGACGCTACGGTTGAAAGAATCTTGCGTGGGTTGATGAGTAGCGAGAAGTTTGCTAAAGAACTACAAGCAGCTAAGGGTGATAGAAAAGCTCTAGCAGCTACGTTTAGAGAAGCTGTAGAAGGTCATCAAAGAATAACACAGGGCAGAAACCCTATAGATATGTCACCACAAGAGTATCTAAAAGAGTTGTATGAAACCAATGATGTTATTGATGGCATAGAAAACTGGACTTCTAAAAATGTGGTTATTGCTGATTTAGTACAAGGTACGCTACTAAAACAATTACGAGATCTAGGTACGTCTGGTAGAGAAATAGCAGACCTAGTAGACTTACAAGATATAGATGGCCCTGCTAAGCAAGTAGTAGATACTATGCTTACAGCATTATATGAAACTAAAAAAGCAAGATTTATAAAGTCTGACTCATTTAGAGCATTGGGTGCAGGCAAGTCAAGAAAAGCTCAGGTAGATGCAGCACTAAAAAGTGAAATGCAAGATGCTAAAGATTCTATACTATCCGTACTAAAAATAGCAAAAGACGACCCTGATGACAATATGTTGATGGCTGTGTTTGAAGCTTTTTCTATGATGAAAAATGTAAACACACTCGATGACTTTGACCAGTGGGCTCGTACAGTGTTAAAAGGTGGAAAGCTAGATGAAAGTAGCCCTGCAAGAACAGGTGCGTTGATACGTGAGTTAGAAGCGGTTATGAGCCATAGTATATTGTCTGGCCCTAAAACACCAGTTCGAGCAATTATGGGTACATCCACTGCAACATTCTTGCGTCCTTTATCTACAGCGTTAGGAGCTGCAATACGTTATCCGTTTGACGGTGATGTTAACACACTAAAATCTAGTTTAGCAGCTGTAAATGCTATGATAGAAGCTATACCAGAATCGTTTGACCTGTTTAGAACTAAGTTAAACGCATATTGGGCTGGAGATTTAAGAGATATAAAAACACGTTTTACAGAGTTTACACAAGGTGATGACAACTGGGAGGTATTACGTAGATGGGCAGAAGATAGCGGTAGAGCTACAGATGGTGAGAAAGCTGCATTTCGTGTTGCAAACTTAGCGAGGCAGGCTAACAACACTAATCTTTTAACGTACTCTACAAAGCTTATGGCTGCTACTGATGATGCGTTTGCGTTTATCTTAGGTAGAGCTAAGATGCGTGAAAAAGCTATGAGACGTGTACTTGACATGCAAGGCAACGGCATCGAGTTACCCGATATAAATAAAAAATTAATGAAAGCATACGAGGATGACTTTTATTCTCAGGTATTTGATGCAAACGGTAATCTTGTAGATGAAGCTGCTAGATTTGCACGTAAAGAAGTAACACTTACACAAGAACTTACAGGCTTTGCAAAAGGTCTTAATGATGTGTTTAGTGCTACACCTCTAGCTAAACCTTTCTTTTTGTTTGCTAGAACTGGTGTAAATGGTCTTGCACTTACAGGTAAGTATACACCCGGATTTAATTTTTTAGTTAAAGAGTTTAACGACATTGCATTTGCTAACCCTAACGATTTAGGTAGTGTATCTAAGTATGGTATAAACACAGCAGAAGAGCTAGCTAATGCACGTGCTTTACAAACCGGTAGATTAGCAATAGGTTCAGCTGTAGTATTTATGGCTGCACAAGCTTGGATGCGTGGTGATCTTAACGGTAACGGCCCAGTAGATAGACAAAAAAGACAGATGTGGATAGATGGTAAATGGGAGCCTAGAACTATAAAGCTTGGTGCTGTACGTATAGGTTATGATAACTTTGAACCATTTAAC